AAGATGCAACACAAGAAGTATCTTTAACATTTTCTTCAGCACATAATTTAGAATCAGGTGATATTATTTTATTAGATGGTGTAACAGTTCCAAGTGGTATTGGTCTAACTGATGCTGCTTTTGAAGATAAATTATTTCAAGTAACAAGAGTAACCTCATCTTTGATTGCTATTGTAACGGGATCACAGACCACAACAGGTGCAGCAGGTGGTGGATCTTGTAGTGTCATACCTTATGAAAAGGTAGGACCGGTAGCACAATCTTATGGTTATGGTTTTGGTATTGGTAATTACGGTGGAACAGTGTCAGGTGTTACGACTACAACTTTAAACGGCGCTCTTAATGCAGACACCGCTGGTACAGGAGGATCAGGTACGGCAATAACTTTGACATCTGTAACAGGTTTTCCAACTGCTGGAACAATAGCTGTTGGTAACGAGTTAATAACTTACACAGGTATAAGTTCAAATGACTTAACAGGTATCACCAGGGGTGCAAATGGAACAGCAACATTTGGTACATCAAATGGACAAGCACATAGCAGTGGTGCCACGGTGACAAACGCTACAAATTTTTCTGGATTTGGTAGTGCAGTAAATGCATCTACTGTAGTTCTAGAACCAGGTCTTTGGAGTTTAGATAATTTTGGACAAGTTCTTATAGCAACTATTGCAAACGGCAAAACATTTACATGGAATGCTGGAGCTGCAACACCTTTACTAAATAGAGCATCAACTACAACATCTGGTTTTGAAACAGGAAATAATCCCACTGCATCAAGAGTTACACTAATATCACCAACAACACGTCACTTAATACACTTTGGAACAGAAACAACTATTGGAACAACAACCACACAAGATGATATGTTTATAAGATTTTCTGATCAAGAAGATATTAATAGTTATACTCCATCTGCAACAAACTCAGCTGGTACTTTAAGAATTCAAGACGGAACAAAAATAGTTGGAGCCATAAAAGCAAAAGAAGTTATTTTAATATGGACTGATAATGCTTTATATACAATGAAATTTATAGGAGCTCCTTTTACTTTCCAATTAGATCAAGTGGGCACTAACTGTGGTTTGATAGGTAAGAACGCTGTTGTAGAAATAGATGGAGCAGCTTTTTGGTTATCACCAAATGGATTCTTTTTATTTGATGGTACAGTTAAATCATTACCATGTTCTGTGGAAGATTTTGTGTTTACTAATTTTGATACTACAAAAGGACAACAAGTTGCTGCAGGTTTAAATAATTTATTTACTGAAGTTACTTGGTATTACCCATCATCGACAGCTACTTTTAATGATAAGTATGTTGTATATAATTATGGTGAATCGGCGCTAACTAAAGTGCCTGGTGGTGTTTGGTATACAGGCACAGAAGCAAGAACTAGTTGGATGGATGCAACCATATACCCAACTCCTTATGCTACTAAATATGATAGCTCTGCTGATGGAACTTTTCCTGTGGTTGTAGGTCAAGATGGATTGGGGCAGACAAAATATTTTGAACACGAAACAGGGACCGATCAAGTTAATGAAGATGGTTCAACCACAACTGTAACTTCTTTCATAAAATCTTTTGACTTTGATATGCAACAAAGATCTTTTAAAGGGCCATCAATAGCTGGTGAAGCATTTGTAGCTGTCAGAAGATTCATACCTGATTTTAAAGATTTACAAGGTAATTCAAAAATAAGTTTAGCTGTAAAAAGATATCCGCAACAATCTGATACTACTACAACATTAAGTCCTTTTACAGTTGACTCTACAACAGATAAAAAAGACACAAGAGCTAGAGGTCGTTTTGTAAATATTAAAATAGAAAATGATGCTGCTAGTGAGAAGTGGAGATTTGGAACGTTAAGATTAGATATACAACCGGATGGTAGAAGATAATGGCTAAAATAAATATAAGAATACCTGAACCAAAAGAAGATTATGATGTATCAAACCAAAAACAAATTAACAGAGCTTTGACAATAATGAAAGATCAATTAAATTCTACATTTTTGGATGAAGTGAAACAGGAGCAAGAGAGATTCTCTTGGTTTGTAAGTGGCTAATATATATAAAAATGAATTAGTAGATTTAACTACTACAGATAACACTACAATATACACAACACCCTCTGATTCTAGAGCTATAATTAAAAGTATATTAGTATCAGAGGACGCTGGATCAGGATGTGATATAACTTTTACTATAGTAAATGCTGCATCTGCAGTATTTAGCCTTTTTAAAGATAAAGCAATAGCTTCAAAAGCAACAACTGAGCTGTTAACTCACCCTTTAATTTTGGAAGAAAATGAGGTATTAAAGGCACAAGCATCAGATGCAAATGAATTACACGTTATTGTATCAATATTGGAGATAAATAGAGACTAATGCCATTTATAGAAACAAAAGCTAAAAAAGAAATAAAAGAGATTAATGGTAAAGCAACTGTGGTCCTTACACCAGAGTGTGAAGTTACCTTAAAAAATTTAAAAACGGGTCAAGAGTACATGTCAGATGCAGAAGCAGATGCAGATGTAGATAACCCTGGAACAGACACTAAAAGAGAAGATATTTCTAGAAGTGTAAAATTAACCGTAGAATCACTACCAATTGGTGGTGATACAAATATATAATTATTATGTCAATATTCGCAGCACCAAGTTTTTACAGTAAAGCAGATCAAGATATATACAATAGAGGTTTTAGTTTTATACCTCAAGAACAGTTTAGAGGTGGTGCCTTTGCCTTTCCTACAGCACCAACAACTACAACTGGTGGAGCTGCTGCGGCTACAGGTATAGAAACAGTTTTAAATCAAGGCGGAGGTGGTGGAGGTAATAATCCATTTAATCCAGACATGAATCAAATAAGAACTGATTTTAGACCAGACACTGAGTTTAGAAGATTTCAAGATTTTGGTATCACGAGTTTGGATGACGCTACTGGTATGCAAAGAAAAGAAATGGATATGTATCCTGAATTTTATGGAATAGACACAGGTGTTCCTAAAACAGGAATAGCTGGATTCTTAGATAAAGCCATAGGTTTCTTACCTGGTGCAGGGTTTTTATCAAGAGTGGGACCATTTATACAGAACATGTTGCCTATAAATGAAAGAGCTATTTTTGAGAATCAAGCAAGAGGTATGGGTGTTTTAACGGATGATATTGGTAGAATAGTAGCTGGTGGTGCATACAATACACCTGAAGGCATAATGGCTGGATACAATCTTAACAAAGTGACCGATGCAACTTTTGATAAGAGACAAGATAAAATAGGTCAAACATTAGGAGACAAATACGGTATAAGTGCTTCTGATATACAGGGACTGATTGATGGCACAATTGATGATGAAGACATATCAGCTAAATACGGAATATCAACCAACCTAACTAGTAATTTAAGAAACATAGAATTAGCAAGACAAAATATTCTTGGTGCAAAAACAAGAGCTCAAGAGATACGTGACTTTAGAGAACAACAAAGAATTGATGCTATTAATAAAAGAAAAGCTGAAGCTAAAGCAGCAGGAGACGCTGCAAAAGCAAGAAGATTACAAATTCAAGCGGCAGCTAAAACTCAAGGTATATCTAGAAGAGAAGCTGAAAGACAACAACAAGCTATTGAAGATCAAGGCAGAGACTCTGGACCAGGCAGAGGTGATGCTGGAAATCCAGGTGGTAGCAGTGGAGCAATGACAAGTGCTAATGAAGGAACATTTTGTTTTGATCCTAATACTCTTGTACAAATGGCTGATGGCAGTGAGAAGAAAATTAAAGAAATACAACTCGGTGATCAAACCAAAGGTGGTGAGGTTACAGGTGTGTTTCAATTTAAAGCATCTGATGAAATACATGATTACAAAGGTGTTACTGTTGCAGGTAGTCACTATGTTAAAGAGAATGGTAGATTTATTATGGTTCAAGATAGCCCAATATCTGTCAAGATTGATAAGATACCAGTCGTATACTCACTAGATACAACAGGCAGAAGAATATTTATTAAAGATATTGAATTTGCTGATTACAATGGTGATGGTATAGCCAAAGGATTCTTAGCAAATGCAGGTGTAAATTTAACAGGCTTCGATAAAGAGGTCTTAAGACAAGTTGAAAACAGGTTGATATAATGAATAAAACCAGATACAAAAAGGATTTAGGCTAAAATATGACAATATCTAGAATGCAGATGGAAAGACAACTACGTGCAGGTGGCGGAATAATGACACTAGATGAACCTAGACAGGGTTATTTTCTAGGTAAACTTGTAAAGAAAGCCAAGCGTGCTGTTAAAAAAGTAGTTAAATCACCAATAGGTAAAATAGCTTTAGCTGCAACCGCTGCAAATTTTGCTCCAATGTTACTTGGTAAACAGACTTTACTACAACAAGCTGGTGGTTTAGGAGGTCTTTTAGCAAAAGTAAAAGGTGGTGAAGGTATGCTAGGACAACTAGGAAATATCTTTAGAGTAGGTGGACAAGCAGACAATCCTTTTAGTATATTTAGAATTGGTGGTGGCTTACTAGGAGCAGGTGCAATCGCAGCACCATTCTTAATGGGTGGTGATGAGGAAGAAGTTGTAGAAGAAGCACCATTTTCAGAAACACCATCTACTATTTCAGACATAGTAGATCAGGCTAGAAGACAAGATGCTAGTCTAAGATTTTTACCTAAACCACAATTTGTAGATAATTTCTATTTAGCAAATGGTGGTCTTGCTGCTTTTGGTGAAAGAGAACCTATGCAGGAAGGTGGTATTATGGATTTAGGTGGCATGGAAAAAGACTATAGAACCGGGGGCTTTGTAGATCTTGGGGCAGAAGAAAGAGCTGATGATGTGCCAGCAAGATTAAGTAAAAATGAATTTGTATTTACAGCAGACGCTGTAAGAAATGCGGGCGGTGGCGATATAGATGAAGGTGCCAGAGTCATGCAAAACATGATGGACAATTTAGAAGCAGGTGGTACAATATCTGAAGAATCTCAGGGTATGAATCCTGCACAAGAAATGTTTGATCAAGCACAAATGATGGAGAATAGAATAGTATAATGTCATTACCAGATTATTTAAAAGATACCGCTAAAGATTTTGCCAAACAGTTAACGGCATCTACATCGGTACCTATAAAAACGAGTGCCTTTACAGGTAGACAATTTGTTGCCGGTGAAGATCCATTACAAACACAAGCAATTAATATAGCAAGAGCAGGTGTTGGATCGTTTCAACCATTTTTACAAGGTGCTCAAAGAGCTGTGGCAGCACAAGAAGGATTGACTGGACCAACTGCATTTAGACAGTTCATGTCACCTTTTCAACAAGATGTAATAGACACAACACTAGCAGACTTCGATAGACAAGCAGCACTTGGTAGACAAAATATTAGAGACCAAGCAGTTACAGCGGGAGCTTTTGGTGGTGGTAGAGAAGGAGTTGCACTTGGTGAGTTTGAAGCTGGTAATTTAAGAAACAGAGCTAGCTTACTTGCACAACTACAACAACAAGGATTTACACAAGCACAAAATTTAGCACAACAAGCATTTGGTAACCAAGGTAATTTAGCTGCACAACAAATGGGACTATCTAATTTCCAAAGAGGATCTATGGGTCAAGACGTTGCTGCATTAGGAAACCTTGGTGCATTCAGACAAGGATTAACACAATCACAATTAGCAGCTGATCAAGCGGCAGCTAGAACAGCAGCATTTGAACCACAACAAAGATTACAACAATTCGGAGCTGGTCTAAGTGGATTAGCAGGATTTGGTGGAGTCGCTCCACAACTGCCAGCAGGTGGTGCAAGTCCTCTTGCTTCAGCATTAAGCACAGCTACAGGTCTTGCTGGTATCTTTGGTAAACTATACGGAAACTAATGAAACCATTAAAAAGACCAATGTTTAGATCAGGTGGCCCTATTAAAGAAGGGATCATGGATGGTATGCAAGACAGATCAGGCTATTTTGTTGGAGGGTTAATTCCAGCATTTGCGGCTGCTGCAAGAGTATTACCAGCAGCTGTCAGAGGATTTAGAGCAGCAAGAACATTTACTCCTGGTAAACTTGGCACATTTGGAAGAATAAAAGATATATTTTTACCTAAAAAAGGATTACGGGCACCCATGGCTGAGTCAGGTGAAGGTGCCGGTTTTGCAATAGGGTCTTTTGCAAGACAGAATCCTTTGTTAGCCTTATCAACACCAAGTTTAGCTACTAGCGCAGTTACTGGTGCAGGACCTGTTGCATTAGAGGCAGCTAAAACAGGTGGTAAAGCACTAGCAAATTTTTTAGTGCCGGGTGAAAGATTTGATCCATTTAAAGAAGGTGGTGATAAAAAAACCACGGAGACAGATACTACAGGCTTGAAAAAAGTAGACTCTTTTGATGAAACAGAACCAAAAAGTAAAGCTGTACCACAAGAAACAAAAGATCAATTAACTGCAGACAGAATAGAAGAAAATAGAAAAAGATACTACAAACTTATGGGTATCGACAAAATGAAAAAAGGTGCTGCGTATGATTCACTTATTGATGCTAGTAGAATTATTCAAGAACAAGGCAGTGATTTGAAAGGTGCACTTAAATCAGGAACTCTACAATCAGCTATAATAAATGCAATATCTAAAAACTTAGATAAATCTACAGATCTTAAAAAACAAATCGATGCTGCAATACTTAAAGGTGAAATTGAAAAAGATATTAAATCTGCAGACACTATGGACAAAAGATTAAAAGAAGCACAAATAAAAAGATTAGAGAGAGATGAAAGACAAAATACTACAGCAGCTAAAATAGCAGCTGTTCAAGTAGACAAAGGTGCTGTAACGGGAGCGGATACAGCAGCTATATTAAGAGCTGATGGCATAGACTACACCGGCATACTACCAGATGATGAGTTTTTAAAATTCAAAAAGAAAAATAAAGGTAAAGATGAAAGAGATTTCCTAATAGAAAATTATGGTGCGTTAGATGACGGTAAATATATCGTTGGTGGTAGACTTGTAGAAAAAAGAGGCAATAACGTAGCATTTGCAGTTTAGGAGACTAGATGGCTACATTAGAAGAATTACTTAATTCCAATGAAAATAATAAAGTAGGCACAATAGAATCTGTGCTAGCAGGTATTGGTTCTGGTCTTATATCAATACCAAAAGGCTTCTTTTCACTTGGTGCAACACTCATGGATCTTGGAGTTGATGAGGGTAGAGCTGCGAGAGTAGAACAATTTTTTGATGACCTTACAACACTAGATGAAAAAGCAGAGGCAACGACAGCTGGACAAATAACAGAGGCGTTAGTTAACATTGGTTTACCAGGCGCTGCAGGTTTTAAATTAGGATCAAGACTAGCAGCAGATGCCATGCGTGCATCTAGAAATGCAAAATATTTTAAACCATCAAAAAATGTTACAAAACTAGCAGATGAAGTTTTACAATTAAATTTAAAAGGTAAGACAAATAAATTTATTGGTGGGGCTATCGGTGGTGGTATTGCAGAAGCCACGTTTGTTGGTGACGTAGAACAGATAGGTACGTTTGGAGATTTAATAGGTGGACCAACAGAGATAGATAGAGCAACAGAGGGTGATCCGGTAAAAGATTTAATTAACAGGGTTAAGTTTGGTACTGAAGGTGCATTATTCACAGGTCTTATTGGAGGTACGGGTAGAGTAATTAAAAAACTTACAGACAGAAATAAACAACTTGATGTAGCAAACTCTAAACTAGATAGATTTATAGATAAAATTGCATCAGGGTTCAGGGCACGTAGTGGTAAGACTCAAGAATTTTTTGATGTTGAAAGAACTAACATAGGTGAGAGAGCATCCGATGCAGTAAAAGCAAAAAATGTATCAAGAGAGTTAGAAAAAAATATAGATAAAATATTTCCGTTGTTTAGAACTATAGGCAATAGAACTAATCAAGAAGGTAGAGATAAATTATTAAAAGAAGTAAATGATTTATTATTATCTGGTGATGCAGCCATAGATGATCTTGGTAATGCAAAATTTGGTTCACTTGATCAAACAAAAAAAGAAGCATTACTTAAAAAATTACAAGACCTAAAAGTAGATGACGACACTATTGGTGGTATATTTGGTAGTTTAGTTGCTATTAGAGATAGATGGTCAGAGTTATTTTCTCACCTAGGTAGAACACTTGGTAAAAATGAGATAGCAGAATTTAAAAAGTTATTTGGTGGTAAATTTAAAAATTATATTGGTGCCACATACGATGTATTTCAAAATAAAAGCATACTACCTTTTATGAATTACACGCCCACAAGACAAGCAATAGAAAGAGCAAAAGAAGTATTTAAACAAAGTGCTGATGAAGCTGGTAAACCTATAACAGATTTACAAGCAGAAGAAATTGTAGCTAACGCACTAAAAGATCCAAAGTTACCAAAAGGTTTTAGATTAGATAAACCATCAGATGTTATCTTTCAAGCTCCAGATTTTTTTGTAAATAAAACTACATTAGATGAAACACTTACAAGAAGAACTAATCAACCACTTGTATCTATTGGTGAGATAGCAAAAAAAGAAGACAGACAAGTATTTGAAGAATTGTTTGGTAAACAAAGAAACCCTATGCAAACAATTATAGGCGCAACTGCAAAACTATCTATGTTAACTAGACGTAATATGTTTTACAAAAATTTATCACAAAAAAATGATGAGTTAGCAGAAGCATATTTTAATGGTACAAGTCAGGTAAAACCTTTTCTTGCTAGAAGTGAAGCAGAGGCAAGACAATTATTTGGTACAGACTTTGTACCTGTAGAAGTTATTGACCCTGCAAAAAGACTTACAATTGATGTAGGTAAAGGTGTTAAGAAAGAAGTTATAGATCCTAAAGCTGGAGCCGCTGCAGGAGCTACAAATCCTTTTGCAGAAGGACAATTTTTTGCAAGACCCGGAGTTGCAAAAGCTTTGAAAGATACCGGCATATCCCAGGTAGAACCTGGCATGATAGGACAGCTGTATCAAAGTTTAGTTTTATATCCAAAAGGTTTATCACAAATAGCAAAAACAATTTTATCACCAGTTACACACATGAGAAACTTTGTTAGTGCTAGTTTCTTTGCTACTGCAAACGGTATCATACCGGATGGTGCTGCTATCAAACAAGCATACCAAGCATTACAAACACCTTTAAAAGGCACAAGGCAACAAAATGATTTATACGAAGAACTTTTAAAACTTGGTGTTGTAAACAACAACGTAAGATTAGGGGATCTAACAAGATTATTAGAAGACGTAAACTTTGGTGAAACCATGACAGCTGACAAAGGTTTTAGATTATTATTAAAACCATTATCAAAATTAAAGGCTGTATCACAAGATTTATACACAGCTGAAGATGACTTCTGGAAGATAGCGTCATGGGCCATGGAAAAATCTAGATTAGAAAAAACTTTAACAAACGCAGGTTTAACAAGAGGTAAAACATTTATAAGAAACGGTGTTGAAGAAGTATTTGATGATAATTTTTTAAAGAGAGAAGCAGCAGATATAGTTAAAAATAATATACCAAACTATGATTATGTATCTGACTTTGTTAAGTCATTAAGAAAATTACCAATAGGTAACTTTGTATCGTTCCCAGCAGAGATAGTTAGAACTGGTACAAACATTGTAAGACGTGGACTTAGAGAAATAAATGAAGAAATAATCGTAGACGGTAAAACAATTAAACCTTTTGAAGGCATAGGGTATACAAGATTATTTGGTTTTGGTGCAACAACTATAGCTGTCCCAGCTGCTACAGCTGAAGCGTTTGCTGCAATATATGATGTCACTGATGAAGAAAGAGAAGCATTAAGAAGATACGTAGCTGACTGGTCTAAGAACTCTACACTTTTACCTATTAAAGAAAAAGATGGCACTTTTAAATATATAGATTTTAGTCATGCCAACGCATACGATACATTAGTTAGACCAATACAAACTATAATAAACTCTGTAGCTGATGGTGAAAAAGATGAAGATGGTTTAATGAATGATTTTATTGCAGGTACGTTTGCATCTATGTCAGAGTTTGCACAACCATTTATATCTGAATCTATCTGGACAGAAGCTGTAGCTGATATTATAGCAAGAGGTGGTAGAACTAGAGACGGATTCCAAGTATTTAACGAACAAGATACACCAGGAGACAAAGCATATAAAATTATGGGTCATTTGGTAGAAGCACAAATGCCTTTTTCTTTTAACCAATTAAAAAGATTGGATAGATCACTAGAGTCTGTAGACGTATTAACTAAAGGTAAATTTGATGAATATGGTCAAGCTTACGAATTTGGTGACGAGTTTGCAGGTTTGTTTGGATTTAGATCTGTAAACGTAAATCCTGATAGAACTCTTAATTTTAAAGTTGCTGATTATCAAAGAGGTGTGAGGGAATCTAGATCTTTATTTACTAGAGAGGCTTTACGTGGTGGACCAATAGATGCAAGAGATGTTGTAGACTCATACATAAATGCAAACAGAGCTTTGTTTGGTGTAAGAAAAGAATTTAAATTAGATTTAGATGCAGCATCAACATTAGGCATAAGCACTTTAGGTTTAAGAAATGCAACAGAAAGATTGTCTAGAATAGATGTAAACACAATAAATAATAATGTGTTTAGACCAATAGAAATATCTGATGAGATAGCTAGAGCGTTTGCGAGAAACGCTGCACAGATAGGAGAAATAAATCCTTTGATTGAAGCTAGAGGTGTTATAGCAGATCTGCAGGGTCAAATGAGAACTACATCTTTGACTGAACCAGAGTTTCCATTCTTTGAAAACCCACTATTACCTAGTGCACAAGAAACACCAGTAACACCAAGTGCATTAAATTTACCTGCACCAGACACATCTATACTGGCAAATTCAGGCACAGGCAGTGGTTTTAACAACTTGACTACGGCACAAAAACTTGAGATACTTTTTAACAGAGGTTAATTATGGCAATGCAACCAAAAAATACTAGAGAACACATTTTATCTTTATACGGACACATATCAGGTGTTAAGAAAAATTTAAAACATGTACACGAAGACGTCGAGAAGTTGGGTGGCAAGATAGACAAAGTCTATTGGGTTCTCTTAGCAGCTGCGGGAACTGCTGCACTCTTTGCATTAGGGATAATATTTAAATAATGAATCTATCACGTAACTTTACTCTTTCTGAATTAATTA